TTTCACGACATAGCTAGAAATAAAGATGGTCTAGGTAGAGACATTAGGCCTAGCTGGTTAGAACAAGAAAACATCTCAGCCGTTGAGAAGATTCATCCTTGGACGGCACGTACACAGGGTGGCGAGTTAGCAATGAACCTAGCCGAACAGCTAGAGCATATGGGGCAAGAGGTGTCGCCTGAGACTTTGCTGTACTTGTACCAGAACTATACTGGCGGTCCAGGTACAACGGTAAAGAGAATATTTAACGTCACCTCGAAGTTATGGAACGGGGAAAAGACCAGTCGGTCGGATTGGCCAATTGCACGTAGATTCTATGGGGAGACATACGCCAAGGCATTCGAGATGCGTACAGGCGATCAGCAGCTCCTTGACAATATACAGAAACAGGACAAGACAACGGCAGCTAAAGCTAGTCGGATTGCTAATGTTTATAAACACAAAATCAAGGAGGCAGATAGCCGACCAGAGATTGCTAGAATCCTTCAGGATATGTCGGTTGATCAGGACGTAAATGAGTCCGTGATACGTCGAGTTGAAAGATTTATAAAGGATGATGCTGCCGGTATTACGTCAGCTGATCGTCGAGTTAAAGGATTATCCAAGGCTGCACGTGCTGAATACTTCGTCAAGCGTATCGAGGGTATGGAGCGAGAACAAGCTGCCCGATATATACAGGAGCAAATTGATCGCAAGGTTCTGAGTAGTGGCGTGCAGAAGTTAATGCTTGATATGCAATCCTTCGGGGACGCGTTCAGCAGGTAACAAAAAGCCCCGCCCTCAACACACAGAGGACGGGGCTACCGTAACGAAACGAGGGATCAAAAAGGACGAACATAAAAGCCCCGCTGCGAATTACTCCTACAGCTTACCTCGATCAGCATTATACACTATGGCTTTCTAGCCTGCGTAAGGAAATCTTTAAGCTTGCGCTTCTCTTCCTGAAGACTCTTTCGCTGTTCAGTCATACGATCAATACGGTATGACAGAAGTCTGGACTCCTGCCGAATCATATCAATCTGGGTCTGAACTCGCTCAATGTTTTCTTCAGTATTTTGCATACTGGAAATCTGTACGGAATCCTCCTTCTTGTCAACAAATAACTCAGGAAAATTTAACCCTTCTAGCGGAAAACCTAGTTCCTCAAAACAGAAGGTATCACGAGCAATAGCTGCCTCCTTCTCGTCAGTAAATGAACCCAAGTATTTGAGCTTGTGTTGATGCTCTTTACCTAGACCTACGTTCACAATGAACTTAGGATTATTGTTTGGAACTGTTACACCTCTGTACTTGGACTTACCGCGAATCTTCTGGTATCCTCTTAGGTTTTCGGATCGTGTCACGTACCGCAGGTTAGATGGTCTGTTGTCAGCCTTGTTCCCGTTAATGTGATCAACGTCATAGCCCTTTGGTTTATTCCCCAGAAAGGCTCTTGTGATCAGTTCGTGGACTTTGAATTTTTGCGCATTAACGTTTTTCCTCATATAGCCATTGCCGTTCGTCGAGCCAAATGATCTACCACTGCCCCGACTGCCGTGAACCTCTACACTGCCATCTGAGTAGCAGGTTACCCTTACTCCGTTTACTGTTATATCCTTTGATGTTTCTTTAGTTATCATAGTCCCTCCGTGTTAATGATTAGTGCGCTGCTGTTGTACAAGTACCCAGTGCGCTTAGTTATTATTTGTACTGCATCGAAGTCCGTAGTCCAAGGCATCTCACGATCCTCGAACCCGAAGTCATAGTCATCCCGAATTAGCTTAGATATATTCCAAGCGTACAGCAGGTGCTGGAATCCGTTCACATAAACGAAGTCCTTCTTTACTGATTCAGCGATACCGATATTGGTATCAACCTTTAACTGCTCGATGATCCAGGGGTCATATGCCTTCCGGCGTACCTTGATCTCAACCAGATAATCAATGCTCTCGTAATCAAAAGGACTGAACTCGTCCTCGGCTTTGGTCAGCTTGTTCATCCGTGGGAACGCTGCCATTATGTACTGTGCTACTTCTTTCTCCGTCATTGTCCGAACCTCCCTGTGCAGTGATAGAATTTAAATACCCCACCGATATCACGTTCACCTTCACGGTTCTTAGCAATCTCGTAGGTTAATCGAGTGAACGCCCCTCGGCTGTCTACGTCCTTTGAGGACTCAACATCACCGCTTGACGGATACATAAGCAGAACAATATCAGCATCATTCTCAATGTCCCCGGAATCCTTTAGGTCATACAACTTAAGTCGGCCAGCCTTGGCTCCCTCTCGGTTGACTTGTGCCAGTAGGATAACGGCTATGTTGAGATCAATAGCCATCTGCTTAATCTTGTGAGAGATACTAGCGATGCCCTCAGCCTTACCCATCCTAGAAGAGAATGGTATCAGTTGTAGGTAATCAATCACCAGTAGCTTTACTCCGTGCTTCTGTACGAACTGACGTGTCTGACTGTACAGATCATCAGCATTCTTAACAGCGTGCGAAGTATAGATAGGTAAGGACTTCAGTTGGTTGATGGTATCGTAGACCCGCTTCTCCTGCTGTGGGTTAGCTGTCTGATCCTCAACGCTACGTAGGTTAACACCTGAGATAACCTGCGTCAGTCGCTTTGTGAGTTGCTTCTGTGGCATCTCCAAGGAGAACACCCCGCAGGCGTGACCATCCTTTACAACGGACTGAGAGACGATGTACATAGCGAGTGCTGACTTACCACAGGAGGTAGGTGCAGCCACTGTCAGTACCTCACCAGCAGCGATGCCTCGGTTGCCGAACTCACGGTCCAGGTTATTGGTGTGAGTCTTAACAACGTCAGCCTCGTAATCACCGGCCTGCATCTTAGCGATGTCAGCCAGTAGCTCGTCAGCAGAGAAACCTATGTCAGCCTTACCTTGAGTAAGGAGTGGACGCTCGGTTATCTCAGCCTCAAGGGTGCTGCGAATCTCGTCGTAGGACTTGGATTCATTCTCAACCTCCTCAACAGCGAGTCGGCAGGACTTCATAATCTCACGAAGCCTTGCCTTCTCTGCTACTGTCTTGGCGTAGAACTTAGCTGAGGTGGTGCTGGAGACGCTGTCAGTGACTGACAGTATACCTGCTATGCCTCCGACCTCGTCAAGCCCTTGTAGGGTCTTCAGGTGCTCTGAGATTGATACCTCATCAATTGGCTGACTTAGCTGTGCAAGGTCACCAATGGTTTGGTAAAGTAATCTAAAGCGTAATAAGTAAAAATCCTCTGGCTCAAGTAGGGGACGAACCATATCGTATATGGATGTGTCACCTGGCAGTAAGCAGGATGCAATTAGTTTTTCCTCGGCTTCAGCACTATGTGGCTGATTGTGTATTTGTAGATCCAGATTGTTCATTTTCAAGTAATTCTACCAGAGAACGAAGGACCTGTCCAAGGGACTTATGGGCTACACGGTTTCCTTCCGGGATTCTATAACCATCAATTGTGTTATAGATTGAGAGGGATACTTCGGCTGCTTCTTTTATTTTAGTCATTTCGTTACGGTGTGTTTCGGTTATATCAGTCATAAGAGTTACTTGCCCCCTACGGAATTGTAAGGGGCAAGCATCTTAGCACAAGGACTTACTCGGACTCAGCTCTTTCGAGCATCCCTATGGCTATCAACGAGTAGCCAATTAGGTCACGGAATATGTCTTTGGATTGGTCGCCATTGGTAACTACCTTTAGCTGACCATCGTTACAGAAAGCCTTCGCTCTCTGGAATTTGTCCTGCATTCGGATGCAAACACCAGTCAATGGATGAACGCCGAACTCGGAGGAGCCATCGAAATTTGCGAAGGGGTTATCGCAGCTCTCGCCTCCTGTGTAATCCGTGTTCTTATTGGCAGTCATTGTTAGAATGGCACTTACTTCATCACGGCGGAATGTCTCCCACCAGATCTTATCGAATTGCATTACTTAGAAGGGGGCTTCGTCATTGGTTGGCGCACTTGCAGCTTTGGGGGCAGATCCTGCACCACCCTCAACTGGGTTCACCGCTAAGGATAAGAAGTTAGTACCGCTCTTGGCTGTCTTCTTCCAGCCCTTGAGGTAGTACTCCTTGCCCTCGACGTTAATCTTCCCGCTGTAGTCAGGATGATTTGGTTTTTCTTTACGGTCATTGACGAAGAATGTACCGGAGTTAGTGTTATCGTATTGTGACATAATATTTACTTTCGTTATTGGTTTTAGTTTAGTTATTATTACTGACTCCATTGTCCAGCTTTACAGCCTTCAATGATGTGTCAGGAAATTTGATCTCTACCTCAAGGTAGTCAATCAGGGCATTCACCTTCTTGGAGAGCATCTTGTTTCTTTCCTCTAGGTGAAGGTTATATTGGCGAAGTTCTGCCAGGTCATCTTCAATGCCAGCAAAGGCTTCATCGTAGTGCTTGTCCAGTACTTGGATAGTTGAGATAAGATCGAGTAGTTCGTGTTGTAGGTTCATATTAGAATTGGGTTACTTGTTTCTTGGGTGCGGATTTTCCGTGGTCATTAGTAGCGTCCGGATCCTTGGTGTCGTCAATAGCAAAGAGTCCATTCAGTGCATACTTTCTGGCATAGGATGAAGCGGAGCCAGTGATCTGGGCATCGTCCATTCCTTTCTTGGTCTCAGCCTCACGAGCGAATCCACTTGTGCTGACAGCATCATCACCTTCACACGATGTGGATGCTAGGGTGGCTGTAGCCATTACATATACTCGACCGCCTACCTCGACCATATCATCGCTGATGGCTAGTGTACAAGTATACTGAGCCAGTAAGGGCTTCAGTGCAGTAAGGATGTCCTCACAGGAGCGGTAGCGATACCCTCCGAATTTGTTGGTCTGTCCTTTCGGTGCTTTAAGCTCCGTCTGGATACCTTGTAGTTTCTGTTGTATGTTCATCTTATCTTTCTTGGTGTCTGTTTTACTCATATTTATTCTTGGTTAGTTTACGGAACAGCTCTTTGCGCTGCTTTTGATTTTTACAAGAAGCAAGATCATCATCACTTGCTCCTAGGTCTTTTAACTCTGTTACTTGTTCGGCGGCTGTCAAGCTATTTCCAAACTTTCTTGTAAGTTGTGTAAGTCCTACAGGATGAAGGACATCCATTGTCTCTTGCTCCAAGTAGGCAGCCATTGCCTCCAAAGTATTTGGCAAGTTCTCCTTCTCACCCTTGCACATCTTGAGGTAAAAGTTCTCAACCTTACCTAGTAGACTGTTAGCCTGGCGTGATATTACACCTCGGACCATTCCAGTCTGGTGATCGTGATCCAGTACCCAGTCCTGTGTCTTGATGTCCAGTATGGGGCAGGAGATTGGCTTGTTGCCCTCCCGGAACTCCTTGATTTGATTCTGTGATAGGTATGTCATAGTGAGTTAGTAGTCCCGCCGTTAAGGGCAGCGATTGCTTGCTTGAGTTGATTGTTCTCCTCCTGTAGTCGTAGGTTCTCACTACGTAGGTAGATGAAGTCATCCTTTAAATCAAGGATGATATCAGTAAGTGATGGTTCATTTATGTTATCGGTCATATCTTTATTGGTCGCGTCGGATAAGGAACTATTTAACGGACATTGTCACAAGTTCAGGGGATGTTTTGTGACAAATCTGTAGTAGTATTTGTTTCAAAAATGTTTACGTATTTAGTAAATGTAAACACATAGCTTTAACGTGTCGATTCCTCCATCATTTCGTCGATAGATTCTCTGTCGCAGTCGCAGAACAGTAGAGCTGTGTCTGGTTCATATATCTCACAGTTGTTATCAATCAGCCAGTCGAGACGGTCCTTGTCCTTGCGGAGTTCGGAAAGCTCTCGCTCTAGTTCCCTAGCAAACTTCCAACTGGCAGAGCAAGCAGCAGTGAATGATGGCAGTGGTTTTAATGTATTTTTCATATGTGTTATTGGTTATTGGTTATTGATGAAGGAACCCCGATAGGGTTCTTCAGGGGAATGTTCCCGCTCGGTATAAAATCTCGGTAGGCTTGTATGGCTCGCT